TGCAGCACCTTCTGACTTAACAGGGGCAGTGCCGAAGCCGGTGAAAAGAACTTCTTCTTCAAATGCACGATCTGACTGTTCGGTTGCATACAGAGGGGCGTGTTCGTTGTCTACGTCCTTGTATTCAATGCCAAATACAGCATTTAGACCGGGAAGTAGTTCTTTGGCAATACTTGCACGATTAATAGCCATTGTATTTTACTCCTTCCCTATACTTAGTTGACAGATGCGTCAGCAGAAATGTACGCATCAACATGCTTGACAATACGAACTTCAAGCTTGGGATATGCACGTTCTGCAGCTACTGCAATGTCATTGCCGGGTTCATCTAGTACAGCAATAGCACGAACCATTGCATTACCAGTTGTACGGGTGCCAGCATTGATGCCAAAACCTGAACGACCAGTTACAGTTGAACCTGAACCTAGTGTGACATTGAAGTTCTGTGAGTTAAGATCACCAGCAGTTACTGAGGCGTCAGCCTGAACAATAAAGGTTGCTGATGGGCTATCTACAACTTGAGCATAGGCGTCGGTTGCAGAAGTACCTGAAGGCCAATACTTGGAGAACTTAGGTTCACCGTCAACTACATAACGGCAACCTACGAATACACCCATAGCCTTCTGGGTTGTGGTTGTTAGGACGTTAATATACCCGTCTGCGTTCACAACGATATCACCAGAGAAAATGTTTGAAGCATAACCGCTGGCAATTGGATATTCGTTTTGGCCGGAACTGTTAGGAGAACCGCCACGAACGCGAGAAGGGCGAAAACCGTCAAGTGCTTTTGAAGTGGACATATTACACTTTCCTTTCTATTTTCGCTTATACGATTATTGACATTAAGAGCACAAGACAGCTAAGTTAAAACTTAGTCCTGAAACTTAGGACTTTTACCTCGACTGACCTGTGTTCTGCTTGCATTAGAGACTGGCATGCCGGGAACATTTTCTCTCATAAGCTGTGAGTTCACTGCGTCCAACATATCTCTACTACGATTTTCATAAAACTCTTGACGAGATTCAGCTAGGTCAGATGGCATTTTTGCCAGTGCCAAGTCTCCACGACAGACTGCTCCTGAATATCGTCCTTCTTCTCGCACGGTAGAAGATGCTAACATTTCGGGTACTTCAGACTGATCAACAAACTCCCAACCTTCGGCCTGTCGTTTGCCTACATTCTGATAATCATCCTGATTCTTAAGAGAAACTCGAATCCACCGAAGAGCCATGCCTTCATTGTTAAACCGTTCCTTAACTGTTGCAGGAATGTCTAACCAATTTGGTTCCTCAAAGGTACGTTTCTTAGAAACAGAATTTGCCCTAGTGTTTGCGTTACGTGCATTAGTACGTGTGTCAATTGTCATATTTATTCCTTCCTTATATCCACGCTATGGTTATCTATTTTCAAGATACCGTTGTATAATCGCCGTCTGATTGCTCAACCTTGAGCTTTTCAGCAGCATATTGTTCAAGTGAAATACCCCACTTCTCAGCTAGTCTAATGTCCTCTTGGGTCAATTTGACTTTCTTGTTAGAAGATGAAGTCTTAGGTGTGCGTGACGCACCTGCTACCACTTGAGCAGAATTTGACGGAGCATCCTGCAAACGAGGGGCAGGTTCTTCCTTTACAGGAGTAGCCTGACCTAACTTACTTGGAAATAGTTTCTGAAGGCGTGAATCTACTTCCTCATAATATTCTTCATCTGAAGGATCAAAGCCTTCTTCCTTCAGGGCAGCATCAACTTGAAGTGCCGCCATAGTCATGGGCTGATCTGAACCAAACCAAGGATTCTTAGAAGCCCATTCAATTGCTTTAGGATCATACTGAGGTACAGCTTGCTGTGTAACTTGCTGACGCTGCTGATTTTCCTGTTCCTTTAACTTTTGATTATTATCTACATAATTGTCAAAAGATTTTTTATGTTCTCGTAATGCTATCTTTTCAGCATTTACCGTACTAATTTCTTCCTGTGCTGCAAGCATTGCATCGGTGTCACCCTGTTCTGCAGCTTGCTTATAAACAACTTTAGCTTGGGCTAAACGGGAATCTAACTGCCCTTGAGTACTTTCAAAGCTTGAAGACAACGTGTTACGAAGTTCTTCATCTTTTGAATTAACTGAAGTACGAAGTTGCTCAATTTCTTGACGTAGCTGACCAATTTGTTCGTCACGCTCTTTACGCTGTTTGATAAGTTGTCGAATACGTTTTTGAGCACCATTAGTTTCAATCCCTTCAAGTTCTTTAGGTTGTACTGGCTCTTCATTTTCTTCAGTTGAAGCACTAACTGGAGCAGGAGCTTTTTCAACAGATTCTTCCTGCTGTGCTACTTCTTCCTGTTCTTCTTCCTGACCTTCAATTTCAAATTCTACTTTTTCCTGTTCATTTGAACCGTCAATATCAATAGTTGACCATTCATCTTTTTCTTCTTGTGCCATTTGGCTCCTTTCTACCGCTGTCTGCGACCAACAACGATTACGCTAGAAGTACATATAATATACTATACTTAGCTAATTTATACAAATTACTTTGACAAATTATAAGTTGTATCAAGATATTTAGGATCTTCTACTCGCATGATAATCTGATCATCAAATAGTAGAAGAAGTTTAATACCCTTATAAACAAACTTCTGTCCCGTATGTTTACCGTAACATACGTAATCGCCTACTTCACACCACTTACCTTTAGGAAACTTTTCTGAATCCTCATAAGCCAAGTCACCTAACTTAATAACTTGACCAATAGTAGTAAGATATGAAATATCGTCAACTACCTTGTCAGGTAGATAAATACCACCCTTAGTTTTTTCCCGAAGTGATACAGGGCGAATCATCACATGGTAGCCGGGAACATCCGGCAGTTCTTTAATATTCAGTTTAACTGCTGAAGGTGTAATCCAGTCAGCATTATCAATTGAGTTTTGCATTGCTGGGAGTTGCATTGTTATTATAATTCCTCCTCATCTAAATAATTTTTTAAGAGATCATGTAGAATTTCTTTTGATTGCCTTAAACCTTCAATTCTTCCTACTATGTCTCGATAGTTATGATAATCTGAAATACCTCCATTCGCAAGGATATTTTTATATTCTTCTATTTCCTTATTTATTTTTCTTTGTATCTCATCCCATAACGTCATTTGTATTGTTTGCATCCTTTACCATTTGACCAATTAGGTCTGCAGCTTTTAAAGCCTTGCTATTATCATTGATCTGTTCAGTTTTAAGAAGATCCATAATTGCATCAAGGGCTGCAATTGCTTTTTTGTTATTCCTGTCTTTTTCTTTTTCTTGTGAATTATTTGAAGTTTTAATACCTTCCTTAAGCATATCAATTTGAAGAGAAGCTTCCTTCAGATCAAGTTCACGGTTCTTCATGGCTGCTTCTACAGATTCTTTTGCAATTTGTGCCTGAACCTTTTGCTGCTCAACTTGTAGACGCTGACCTTCAAGGGCAACCATTTGAGCCTCTGGCGTTTGCATCTGTTGCATTTGAGCCATAGCTGCATTAGCTTGAGCAACTTGCTGTGCTGCCTGTGCAACAACCATATCCTGTACACGAGGATCATTAGGATCAATACCTGCTTGCATTGCTTGCTGACCGTACTGCTGTACCATCTGCTGGCTAACACCTTCAATTTGTTCTTGATACTTCATTAGCATATGTTCTTGCATGTTTGCCTGAAGAACTGGAGCAACTCTTTGCATAAGAGGATTACCACCATTCATTGGATCTTGAAGATAAGCCATCTTAGCTTGAATGTGAGCATCGTGGTTTTGTCCCATAAAAGCCTTAATAGGTAGCCCCTTGACCGCTGCAGCAATATCTGACAGCGGATCAAGTGGCATGGGGTCAGGCTTTTTAGGCATAATCTTATCAATGTTTGGCATATTGGCAGACTGAAGAATTGTACGGTTAAGTTCTTCAACATTAAACATGCCGGGAGGTGAGCTTTGTGAAAGCTGTAAAGCCATCTGTGCCATCATCATGCGGTGAGCATTAGATGGAATATTAGGATCTGAAACTGGAATTACGTCAATACGTCCATCAAAATCAGAACGACGAATTGGAATTGTACCGTCAGGAATATCACACATTGATTCGTCAGGAAGATACTCGTAGTTAATGCGAGCAAGAAGCTTTAGCTCTTCCTTTTGTGACTTATGTAGACGTTTGTGAATAGCTGAAAAGAATTTGCTTGAAGCTTCCAATAGGGCCATTGTAGTGCCTACAGGACCATAGCTTGCTGCATCAGCTACAACCTGCTCAGTGCTATCGGCAAACTTCTGAGCAGTCTGAGTAACAAACCCTAGCATCTGGAACAGAACCTGAGAAGGTTCTTTGTAAGGCAGAGGAATAATCATGCGAGACAGATCATTGCCTACTGCCTCTACTTCCTTCCACTCACCGGGAGCGATTGGATCGTTGTCGCCTACAATACGTGTGCCTTTAGCTTTAAAGCCACCGGGTAGGTTCGCAAACTGTCCAGCATCAACCAAACTACGCATAGCTGCTGTAGCTGTCATTGTGAGGTTGCCAAGGAAGTGAATTAGACCTAGACCATAGAAACCAAAACCGGGAACAAAACGATAGTGAGTAAAGAAGATCTTCTTTTCCCTACGCTTGTCATCTTTGTCATAGTTTCTACGAATTGAGAGAACCTGACGGCTCTTAGCTTCTATTGTTACAATGTAAGGAAGAAGCAGACCGTCACCCTCTGCAAAGCGTTCTGGTAGATCTAGATAGCAGTGCTGCTCTAGTAGAACGTACTGTGGGTCATTCTGTGAAGAAGGGGAAAGACCCAAGATCGTATCCATTTTTTGAGATAAGCCAGAAAGTTCAGGGGTACTGGCTTCGGGTAGCTCAATGTCAGCGTACATGCCAGAATTGATGTCACGCTGCATTTCTACCGGACTACGATAAATGACATGAGTGTAACGGTCTGCTCGACGGAGATCAGTTGCATGATAATTTACATAGAACTGATCAATAGGTACAAACTCCGATACTGGCCTATTAAGGCTACCATCAAAGTAAATCTTTTTAAATGCTGAACCAATTAGGGGAAGATGGAACAACATACGTTCCGATTCGTCAAAGTATTCAGGCATCATATCACTTAGCTGATAATTCATAAACTGCTTGATACGATTTGCCTGTTCCTGCTTTTCTTCAGTTACATTTCCTAGAATCTGTGTCTTAACTGGACCTGAAGGTGGAAAAAGTTCCTGAATTGCTTTAGACTGAAACTTAACTGCTGATTCAATCATAATTGGATGAACAGCAGTACATGCACCCTCAAATGGCTCAGAAGCTTCCTCTAGCTTTAGACCTAATAGATCAAAGCCACGTTCAAACATTGACTCCCATTCAGCACGAGAATCTTTGTCAGCTTCAAAATTTTCATAGACTTCCTCTGACAGATCTTGTAAGAACTCTTCGTCCAAGTCATCTACCAAGTTACGATAGAACTCTTCTTCAGTTTCTTCAATCTGTTCTTTGGCTCTGTCATCTTCAGGTGGTTTAAACTCAACTACTACACCGCCATCTTCAGGATCATATTCCATTGATGCAGTGGTGCCATCTTCCATAACCTCGCCACTGCTTTCAATCTCGATTGAGATTTCAGCGGTAGGAATAGGATCAAAAGGATTACGTTCTGTTGCCATTATTTATTTTACCCCTGATTTTTATACGTATTTAAAAATATAATCCTGTACTGTTTGTCCTACGCAGGTTAGTCCTAAATCTTCACACAGATAATCTGCAATCTGCTGCCGTGAGATACCAAAACTTTCACAGTTATGCTTGATCTCAATATTTAGCACAGGTTTAGTACGCTTAATAGTTTCTGCAGCACCTTTGAGAAATTGTAACTCAAAACCTTCTACATCAACTTTCATATAATCAATACTATCAAACTCAAAACTATCTAGCGGCTTCATCTCCGCTGTGTACTCACCTTCAGAAACAATAGAAGCCGTACCACTATTTCCTTCTGTAACATAGCCTAGATGAACTGTATCCTCGTACTTGTCACCTAAAGCACAGTCATAAATCTCATACTTGGAACTATCCCCAATTGTAGCTTCTAAATTCTTTACCAGACATTCCCTATGTTCTTTGATTGGTTCAAAGCAAATAGTTTTATCAAACATCTTTACAAAATCTACTGCCCATGTTCCTACATGAGCACCTACATCTACCGCAGTTCCAAAGTTAGACACAAACCTTAAACTGTTAAATCTATGGGGCTGCTGGTATGTGTCTCCGTTAAAGTGGTTATCCTTTTTAGGAAAATAAAACTTATTACGTTTTTCTAATGTTTCTAACA